AGAAACGGACGGAATGCCGAACGTTATTCTTGAGGCAATAGCGGCAAGAATTCCAATCTTAACCTCTAATGCTGGAGGCATTAAAGAAATAGCCGAAGGTTGTGCGCTGATAATAAAAGAACATGACAATGTACTTGAATATTGCAATCATATAATTTCTTTATTGGATAGAGAAAATATTGAATTGAAAAAAAATAGAACAGAATTGGCTTTTCAAAGTTTATTAAAACAGCATTCTTGGGAAAAGTTTGTTAATAGTGTTAAAAAAGAAATAGAATATGTATAAACATATAATAAGTCTTGGATATAACTGCGAAGCGGCTTTACAGATACAGAGATATTTTGGCACGGTAGAATCAAGTTTATTTACTTGGGCATATGTTGAAGACAATAATTTACTTGTAGATTGCATAAAAAACCTAGATAAACTGATAAAAGACGATTTGCATTTAACAGGCTGGAATATGTACCAAAATAAAGATTTTAAAGTAAGTTTTCACGGGGAACACATACTGCATTTAATGTATCATTCTGAAACGAGAAAACCGGAAGACATTACAAAAGAAGAAATTGAAGAAGATATTAAAAAAATAAAAAGCAAGCTTGTTTATCTGATTAAAAAATTTAAAACTGTTCTGAACTCTGGCGAAAAAATATTATTTATTTACAAACCAAGACCTTATGAAACCAAAGATGATTATTTGGAATTTATTTGTGGCTTGAATAATGCGATAAAAAGCATTTCTGACAAAAGTAATTTTAGAATTTTGTTTATAAAAAATAAAAATGACAAAAATTTTCCAGTTAATATCTATAGCAAAAGTTTACAATTTTTTCCCGAAGACGGAAATGTTCAAAATTGCGATATAGCAAGCTGGCAGGGAATATTAAATAGTATAAATGGAGTGAAATAATGGGTTATAAATCTTGTAAATGGATAAGTTCAGGCATAGTTTTCAATCAATCAGATTTGGCGATATGTTGTTACGGTGATAATGTAGGAGGCGGCAGACCTCCTTTAACTAATAATAATACATATCATGGTGATATTCCAAATTATAATTTGATTTTTGAAAAAAAAGAACGCATAAGAGAGCTGCAAAGAAAAGGTGAAACATTTCCGCCGTGCGAAGGATGCGAATTCTTGCATGAACGAAACGATTGGGATAAAGATACAGGAAAAATAAGAAATATTGTTATTCAGCATTCGCCTGTTTGTAATTGCAAGTGTATTTATTGCTATACAGAGCAAAACAAAGACTTTTATAACACTTGGAAGCCTTACAATGTGCTGCCCGTCATTAAGGATATGATTCAAAGGGATATTCTTGAAAAAGGTGCATATATCAATATAGCAGGCGGAGAACCGACTATATTAGAAGAGTTTGAAGAATTAACTGCTTTATTACTTAAACATGACTGTTTTTTAGATATTTTTAGCTCAGGAATAAAATTCAGTCAAGCTATTTCAGATAATATGCATACAGGAAGAGTTAATTTGACTGTAAGTATTGATTCTGGATGTGCTGAAACTTATCAAAAAATTAAACAAATTAATGCTTTTCCTAAAGTTGTGGAAAATTTACGCAGATATGCAGAAAACCAATATCAAGATGTTCCGAGAATCAGAACAAAATATATTATTGTCCCTCAAATAAATGACAATATTGAAGAAGTTAGCAAATGGCTTCATCTTAATGCTGATATAGGCATAAAAGAGATAATGCTTGATATTGAAGCTAATTATTTCACAAATAACAGAAACAACATTCCTAAAGAATACATCGGAATAGTAAATTTTGTTCAGGATATAGCAAGAGAATTGAATTTGTCTTATTTCCCTTGTCTTAATGTAATTCAAGCGTTAAAGACTGTTTAAATGATAATAACTACAACAATATACCCTGACGGAAGACAGGAAAGAAAGACAGAATATTCAACCGAAGAATTTTTGTTGTTGCAACGAAAAAATATTGATATTGAAGTAAAAACCTTTGAATTATTGAGAAACAGCGCAAGGGTTTGTTCTAATTAAATAATTTGGTAAAACCTTCTAAAGTCGGACTAATTACCCGACTTGAAAAGCGACCGCCTGTCGTCTGTAGGTTTGACATAAGGCATACTAAGAAAGTGTCTTTTTTTGTGCCTAATTTTAGAGGAAACAATGATTAAAAACATCTACAACAAAACAAAAGAATATTTTGCAAAGAAAACCGATAAAACTACAGAGCAATCTGTGGCTTTTGTTATGGGCGATAATCTTTTGCAAGGAATTAATCCAGAAGATGCAAGCCTAGCAGATTATAACTCAATGCGTTATGACGAACAGGTCAGTGTATGCCTTGAAGTAAGGGTTTTGGCTATGCTTGCAAAAGGTTGGACTATTCAGCCGGCAGAAGGTCAAGAAGAACTTGCTCTTGAAATTGAATCTAACTTAAACAATCTAAAAGGCAGCTTTTTCCATACTCTTAAACAAATTGAGATGTCAAAAAAAGTAAACGGCTTCTCTTTATCTGAAAAAAATTGGGTTTATGAAGAAGGAAAGCTAAAAATTGCAAGTATCAAGACAAGAAGCAGCCTAAAAATAAAGTTTTATCCTAATGAATACGGCGATTTACTTGAAGACGGCATCAGGCAGGATGTCAACGGGAAAGAAATTCCACTTCCTGAAGAAAAATTTATCCTGCATGTTAACAATATGGAAAACTCTAACTATTACGGAGTTTCAGAATTAAAATCTGCATATAAAGCTTGGAAAATTAAAGATATTCTCGACCGTTTTTATAACATTATGCTTGAAAGATTCGGGATTCCTCCGATTATTGCTACTTATAACCCAGACGATTTTAACGGATTATCAGCAGACCAAATTAAAGTAAAACTAAGAGAAACAGCGGCAGCCATTAAGAAATCACAGCAAGGCGGTGTCATTATGATACCGAATACTTACGCTCACGATGTAATAAATATGGATGCCTCCTCGGGTGATGCTTTTGAAAAAGCTCTTGATAGACAAGATTTTAGAATATCTAAAGCTTTAAAAGTTCCTTCTGAACTCGGTTTTCTTAACGTAAAAGTCGGCAGTAACGCAAAAGCAACTACTCAATACGATGTTTTGTTGTGGATAGTGAATCAAGATAAACTCGACCTTGAAGAAACTATAAACGAGCAGTTAATTAAACAATATGTCATTTATAACTACGGAATTAAAGATGCTTATCCAAAATTTAAACTTAATCCCACTAATGAGGATGACATAGAGCAGATTATAAAACTTTATAACGATACTTTGAAATCTGGTGCTACAAGACCGACAAAAGCAGCGGAAGCAAAAATTTTAGAACTCTTGGGGTTTCCGGAAATGAACGATAAAGAAATTCTGGACACAAAACCCGTTAAAGAAGAAAAAGATAATCCAGATGACCCGAAACCTACTGTTAAAAAAGGCGTGGAGGTAAAAGAAGAGTTTGGAAAAAAGTCATATAATGGGTGGGAACTCGAAGGCGCACAGCTAAAAGTTAACTTTGCGAAAATAGAGAGCTTCTTTGAAGAAAAAGAAACTTCTATGATGGCGAGTATTCAAGATTTAATTGATGAAATTCATATTGATGTTTCAAATAAAGTCGCTAATAAAAAAATAGTTTCCGGTAAAAAATATTCTGATATAGAAAACTTTCTAATAAAAGGTTCTTATATCGGACAGCTTAAAACTATTTTCCAGAAACACTTAAAACAAGCCGCAAAAGAAGGCAAATTGTTTTTCCTTGAAGAAATGCAGCCTCAAAAATTTGCGCTTCCTGAAAATGAATTACTTGAACCTGAATATTTCGACTATATAAGCACTTTATCTAAAGAAGTTGCCGGAGAAATAGCAGGGCTTTATCTCATAGAAACTAAGAAAACTTTACTTGCTGCTATCCAAAAAGGCTGGAGCGAAAAGAAAACAATTCAGGCATTGCAAGAAGTTTACAACCTAGCAAAACTTCCCGACGGTATAGCCTCTCCAGCCATAACTGAAAATAGATTAATGACAATAGTAAGAACAAACTTGAATGCAGCATTTAATAAAGGCAGGCATATTCAAGCGATACAAATGAACGATAAAACTAAAGATGTTTATTACAAAGTTTTTTCTGAAATTTTAGACGGCAGAAATCATCCTTTTTCGGCATTTATTCATGGCAAAGCTGTAAGGGTTGGAACGGAATTAGACCAAAGACTTTCCTATCCATTGCATTATAACGATAGAGGTGTTGCTGTTTATGTCAATGCAACTATTGAGGGAGACCCTCCAAATATTTTAACGGCTATGCCAAGCCTTGCAAGTTATTCGGGATTATTGATTAGTTAATTATCTTTCATCAAGATTGCTTGCTTCCCTCCGTTAAAACCTTATTATATCACAAATACAGGAGAATAAATCAATGCCAAAACCAATAATTAACTTCAATGATTTTATGAGTGAAATAAAATCACTTGATGCAGTTTCTTTTAAAGAAAAATGGGGAATAGAAAAAGATTTAGGCAAGCAAATACTTGACGGGCTTTGGCTTGACCAATTAATGAGCTTCACTAACAAAACAGAAAATGAAGTTCTTGAAATGATTGTTGAACTTGCAAAGTCAGATAGTGGCGAAACTTTTGATATTGAAGAAAAAGAATTGTTTATGTCTGGTCATCATAATGGCAAAACATACACCGAAAAAGATATCGAGGAAATAGTTAAAAATACTAACCTTCTGATTGAAAAAGACAGTTTTAAAATCCCTCTTAAACTCGGTCATGATAATGACAAGACACTTTCAGAAGCTTTCAAACAAATGCTTGATTCTGATTCTATGCCTGCTTTTGGATTTGTTGAAAATATTAAAAAAGTTGGCAATAAGATAGTCGGGGATTATAAAAATATTCCAAAACAACTTTATAACCTGATTGATAAAGGATTATTCCCGAAAAAATCAGCAGAAATATATCTTAATTATAAGGACAATGACGGAAAATCATTAGGAAAAGTGCTTAGCGCAATCGCTCTGCTTGGAGCGGCGCAGCCTGCAATACCTAATTTATATAATAAAAATAGTGAAAAAGATGTAGTAATACAAGGAGAAAAACCCATGACAACTCAACCTACAGAAGAAGAAATCAAAGCAAAACTGCAAAAAGAGCAGGCAGAAAAAGCGGCTGAAGAAGCCAAAGAAACGGCAATAAAAGAAGAACTTGCTAAAAAAGAAAAAGCAATTACTGACGAAAAAGCAAGAGCAGATAAAGCAGAGCAGGAGCTTGAGAACTACAAAAAACAAGCCAGAGAAGAAAAAATTGAAGCTCAAGCTGAAAAGATTCTTTCTAAAGGTGCTGTTTATCCTCATCAAAAAAACGCAGTTGTTGCGATTCTTGGCAAAATAGAAGGTTCAGAAGAAAAAGTCAAGTTCAGCAAAGCAGAGGGTAAAGAAGAAGAAGTCGATATTATCAAAGCTTTTGAAGAACTTCTCGACAATCGCCCTAAAATTGAATTCCGTAGAGAATATTCTAAAGATTCTAACCCTAGCGAAATAGAAAAAAGTTTTAGTGATGCAGATAAAGATGCGATTAAAATCTTTAGAAACTCTGGAAAAACAGAAGACGAAATAAAATCAATGTTCTTATAAGACTTATTGGTCTTTAACTAGAGAAAAGCCCTCCTCTTGGATTGAGGGCTATTTGTTGTACAAAAAATTAATACAGGAGATAAAAACAATGGCATTAAGTGCAAATCAAGTTATTACAAGCAAAAAAGCTGAAACAAGAAAAATGGTTCCGGTAGCAGCAGGCGCAATTCATATTTATACTGGCGCATTACTTAATTACGGAACAGACGGCTATGCAACATTAGCTTCCGATACATCTGGAGAAAGATTCTGCGGTATAGCCACACAAGAACTCAATCAAGCAACAGGCGGAACAGACGGAGACAACTCAATCGAAGTCATTCCTGTAGGTTCGGGGGAAATTATTAATATGACAACAGGAACTATTGCTGTAACTGATGTAGGAGTTAAGGTTTACGCAAATTCTGATGACCAAGTTGAATTAGCGGCAACTACTTCAAACGATGTTGAAGTCGGCACTATCAGGAAATTTCTTTCAACTACTTCCGCAGAAGTTCAAATCTAGCAACTAAAACATTCTATAGCACTTCCCTCATTAAAAGGAGGGATTTTTCGTAATCAATAAATTTTAAAAGGAGAAATAAATTATGCCACAAGGAACAGGTTACTCAGTAGAAGGAATCATTACAGCCTTCAACAAACAGGTTGATTCCCGTTTCAATCCAAAACTCACCAGCTTAACACCTATCGGCAGTTCTATCATGACAAGATACAATGTATTGCCAGGTGCATCAGCGGATTATCTTTTTGCTAAATTCGCAGGCGGGATGCAGGAAAAACTGGGCGCAAGAAAATACAAAACTCTTGGCGAAGCATTCGCTATGAACGTCAAAAACAAAAAATGGGATGACGGCATAGTCTTAGATAAAGTCGATTTTGAAAGAGCGCAAGCTGCCGCAAAAAGAGACGTTCTTAGAGGGCTAAATATTCAAGAACAGCAACTCTTAAATTTCAAAACAAGAGCTGCCGACCATCCTGTCGAAAGAGCGTTATTGCTTCTTGAAAATGGAGATGCAAGCACATACGGC